CGCCGATGTGGCTGTTGCTGCCGTGCCGCTGATGGCTGTGGAGACACCCCCCGAGACGCTTCCCGCGTTGCCCGTCGCGGTAGCCGCTGCCGCCTCACCGGAGACGGTGACGATCCGAACCGCAGCCGCCACGCCCACCTGCCCGGTCGCCGTACTGGTTGCGAACTCACCCTGGATGCCGACGTTTCGAATCGTGGCGACTGCGCCGGCCTGTCCGCTGGCGGTAGACGTGGCCACCTCTCCGGAAACCCCAACGATCCGAACCGTCGAGACTGCGCCCGCGACACCCGAACTCGTGGCTGTTGCCGCTTCTCCCGCGATGCCTACGATGCGAACAGCCGTGACGCTTCCCGCAACACCGGCAGCGGTGGCACTCGCGGCCGCGCCTGCAATCGTGGCTGTGGATGACCCAGATACACTGCCCGCGATCCCGGTTGCCGTTGCCGTTGCAGGTTCGCCCGAGATGGTGGCAATGCGAACAGTTGAGACTGCTCCGGCTACTCCCGCAGCGGTCGCGCTGGCGGGCTCCCCGGCGATTGATTTGTCGTTCTCCGCGACCACTGCCCCCGCAACACCGGCCGCAGTGGAAGTCGCCGCTTCGCCGCCGACAGCGGCAATCCGGACAGTGACGACAGCGCCAGCCTGCCCGGCTGCGCTCGCGGTAGCAGCCTCGCCGGAGACGGTAGCGTTGATGGCTGCCGAGACGACGCCAGCAAGGCCCGCAGCCGTGGCGGTAGCCGCTTCGCCGGACACTCCCACAATGCGGATGGTCGCGACACTACCGGCAACGCCAGCGGCCGTGCTGGTAGCCGCCTCACCTGTGACCCCGACGATGCGGACGGCCGCAACCGTTCCCGCCGCGCCCGCTGCCGTCGCCGCCGCTGCCACGCCGGTAATGGTGGCGTTGACGACCGGCGGCGTCCCGTTCGTAAGCGCCATCGCGTAGACGGCGGTGCAACGAATCGAACTGTCATCCGTCCCCTTGAACGGCCCAACTTCGATGGCGTCGAACGCGGTTGCATCCCACGCGACCCACCCGTCCGGGTCCAGTGGTAACACCTGCTGGAGCGCCACGTAAGCCGTCGTCCCGATGTCCACCGAGACGCTATCGATATCGACGGAGCCGGAGCGCAACCTGACCCCGCCTAGTGTCGTGGTGCTTGATTCTTCGGCCATGATGGCGATCGGCTTCAACGCAAGAATGTCGCCCGAGACGCCAGCCGTCGCCGCATCCTGCATCGCCAGCGTGTGCGCGACGCTCGTGCCGCTCGTGTTCTGCAGGTAGGTGGTCCCGGAATCATGCGGCACCTCGTCGACCTCGGCGAAGGTGCTGCCGCTGCCATCCGTGAAGTCGCTGTAATCGCCCGAACCTGTCGGCAGCGCGAGCACCACCTCCGGCGTCTCGACGAAGCCAAGGTCGCTGGTCACGCAGTCATCAAACACGATGTCGAAGGTCGCCGAAGTTATCGATCCGGCGAGCACGAGCTGAAACGCCACGGCGTTTCCGGTGACCGTGACCTCGGTTCCGCCGTCAATGGAAAGTCCGCACTCCCCGCTAAATGATCCTCGCAGATCGAACCGGTACCACTGCCCCGTCGTCACCGTGGCCACCGTGCCGCTGGTCGTGGTCCCAACCAGGGTGATGACACCCGAGTTGTCGCACTTGACGGCGACGAGTGATGTCCCTCCGCCGTTCGTAAACCCCATGATGGTGGCGTTGGCGGAGGGCAGCGCCTCAAACCAGAGATAGCGCGTCTCGAAGTACTTGCTCGCGAATAGCGCGATATTGGCGTTCTTCCCGCTCGTGATCTGTCCGCTCAATGCGTACCCTGCCGCGGCGGAGGGGTTGATGCGAAGGGCATAGTTCCCGGTGCGGACGATGGTCGACTGAATCGAATACGTCCCCCCAGCGATGAACAATTCACTGGAGTCACCGGTTTCGAAGCCGGTGAAGTTGATGACCGCAAGCGCCGGCCGCAACGCGAACATGATCGCGCTCCACTGGCTGCTCGTAATCGTCGCCGTTTTGTCGCCGCTCGCCCCGGCCACCACCTGTTCGCCCGCAGCAAGTGAGACATTCCCCGAGTCGTTCTGCTCCACCAGCGGCGATGTCCATCCGCTGCGGGCATTGCCATCGAAGTTGCTGGTTGCGAGGACAATGTGCGCCCGGTCCGCCGTCGTCGTGATGCTCAGCCCGGTCTCGCTCGTGCTGCTGCCCGTGTTCGTCGTGACATTGCTGGCGAGCGGGTTGTTCGGGTCGACCCCGCTGAACGCCGACACCACGAAATCCCGCCAGGCGCTATCCGTGTCCCAGTTGACGCTGATCGTCGACGTCGGGTTCCCCACGATGCAGTACCAGACGTGCTGTTCGAAGTCCGGCGTCGCGCCCGTGTTCGTGACCGATCCAACGAACACCCAGGTGTCCCCGGTAGACGCAATCGTATAGGCGCCGTGCGTCCCCGCGTCTTCTATGTACATGCTCGCGACCAGGCACGTCCCCACGACGGTCCCCGCCGGCTTGGCCACGCCCGTGATGTTCGTCCCGTTTCCATCCGTGAACGAAGTCGCCGCGATGTGGAGGACACCCGCCATTAGCGCTCACCTCTTCCTCTGCACGTAGGCGTTCAAGGCTTCCCCGAGCGGACAATCCACTGGCACCAGGTCATGCATCAGCGCGTAAACCACCATGTCGATTGGCCCGATCGACGTTGGCGTGCCCGCCGATGCTGCCAACCGGACGTTTCGCATATGGGATTCCACCGTCTTTCCGCTGATCCAGAGCGTCGCTGCGATCTCCTGGTTGCTCATTCCCCGCATGCGCAGCCGGACGCATTCGGCCTGCTGCGGAGTCGGCGCCGTGAGAGCGTCCGGGATGGGCAAACCACGCAGCCGCCGCCGCGCGATCTCCCGGGCCCGGAGCACTCCCTCGCCCATGACTACGCCGGGAATCCAGTGGCGTCTGCTGGCGTGACGGTCGCCCATCCGGATGCACTGACGGTGTATGTGAACGCCCCGCCGCCGCTAGCCGTCTCGTCCTGCCCGAAGTCGGACCAGAAGATGAGAGGGTCGGTTGCGGAGACGCCGGTGGACACGTCCAGGAGGATGATGCGCCGAGCCGTGATACCGGCACCGGTCGCCGTCCATGCCGGGTCTACGGTGTCCAGCGTAACCACGTTCAGGGTGTTGGTGACCGTCGTAGTGGTGAGGCTCAGGCCGGTGTCCGAACCGTCTTCGGCGGTGTAGCCGTTCGCGGTCGAAAGCTGGTTGGTGATGTCGTCGTGGTAGTTGTGCGTGTCCTGGTTCGGCGTGTAGCTCGAAGTCGTCAGAATCGCGTTGATCTTCGTCTCGCTGGTGAATGCGATCTCTTTGTTGAACGCGCTGATGAAGGCAGCCGCGTAATAGTAGGTCACGACGGCCAATTAAATCGCCTTCCCTTCACCACTTGCGGTGGCGGTTGCGCCTGCAATGGCAGCATGGGCCACCTCTGGGCTGAACCCCTGCTCAATGAGCCCCGCCTCGCGTGCCTTGTCCTGCTCGGCCTTCTTGTGCAGTGCCATTGCGTGATGAACAGCCTTCAGCTTGGCCGTCAGTGCGCTGATTTCACTGGTGAGCCGCTGGTCCTCGGCCCTCAAATCCTCGTAACTAGCCATTTAGTAGTCCCCAATTCCTTTCAACTGAACGATGTCCGGAAACGACTGGAGCGGGCTTGTGACCATTCCGGGAGGGGTCCAAACCTTGTGCCGCGGGGCGTGGGCTACGATGCACGCAGGTGCGTGAACCTTGAAGGCTTCCCATCCGAAGTGCGAGTCACAGAGCGGGCAGACGTGGCAGTCGCCCGGGCCGCCCATCTCGCGTTCCATGTCCGCAGCGTCTTTGACCGTGCGGAACTGCGGCGTGATATCGATAGGCCCGATTCTGCGCGGCGCCGCGACCGGCGCGGGGCCGGCTATATGCGCCCGCGCCGGCACGCCCCGGATGTTCACATCACGCCTTGGGTAGATTGGCTCAGCCATTGCCCGCGCCTCCCCCGTTCCGTGCCGCGACCAGCGCCGCCAGCGGGCGAATCAGCACGGCCACCGCCATGCGCGCCCCGGCCATTCCCGTCGCGACTGCCCAGTCCTGCCAGTTCGCCGGCGGGGCATCGCCCGTCAGCAAGAACTCGCCGAGCACGTAGACCGCAAACACGGCCATCGCGAACAGCAGCTCTTCCTTCCACTTGAATGCGTACGTCATTGGTTACCCCTTTGCCTCGACGACCTGCCCCGATGGGACGGCCGCGTGAATGTGGTTCGGTAGAGCGCCGTTCACTGTCAGATCCGCCACGGTCTCCCGCAGCGCGTCGAGTTCCACTGCGATCTGTCCGTTCGTCGCGAGAATCCCCGCCGTGGTCGCATAGGCGCTGGTCCGGCCAGCGGCCGCCGCTTCCTCCCCGAACACCTGCACCTGGAGTTGAAAGATGTCGTTCCGCGCGTCCGTCAGGAGTTCCGTCGTAGCGGTCAGGTCTTCTCGCAGCAGCCGCAATTCGCGGGCTTGTTCTGGTGTCATGTCGTCCTCCTCAAACACGTAGTTCGCATCTCGCCCTCGTCCGCAGACCACGAGCGTGCTGGTCGCCTGGTGGATCGCCACCTTCGCCCAACCGCCGTAAGTGACCGTCTCGATCGGCGAGCGCATCGTTCCGTCGTTCGCGCCGAAGTTCGCGTGCCACAACGGCAGTCGTGCGAACGCCGCGGTGTTGAGCATCTTTTCGCGCCAGAACCCTTCGTAGGTGTAGACGCCCGCACGCAGCCCGGCGGCCGTGATGGCCTGCTCTCCAGCCACGAGGGCCGCAGCACGTTCGTTGAAACCGGCTGGCATGTTGTTGCCTTCTTCGGCGTCCAACCAGACCGTCCCCATTCCGAATTCGAGCGCCAGGTCGATAGCCTTCCGCACCCGAATCTCCGGCGTCTCCACGTCCCAGAGGAACGCGTAGGTGCCGAGCAGCGCGATCCCATTGGCCCGGCAGGTCGTTGCAATCTGCCGAGACAGCGACGGAATCTGCGCACCGAGAATCACCCCGGTCACGCCCGCACCGGCGAGACATGCGCCGTCCGCCGGGTGGTCGTAGTTCGAAAGGTCCAGGACCAGCGCCATTACCGGTAGCCTCCCACGCCCTTGAGGAACACCCCAAGGGTGATAGTCACGCACGCGATGACGAACCCGATTCCTGCGGCGACCACTTCGCGAATGCTCATCGACGTCCTCCTACGCGTTCTACGGCGCCTGTCACGGTGTCTCGGACCTTCCACCAGCCGCGTTCTTCCTGTTTCCGTTTCACCTGCAACACCAGCACCGCCGCCTTCCGCTGCTCCGCTTCGATGCTGTCCAGGCGTGCGGAGTTTGCCTTGTGATGGTCGTTTACGATGTCCGCCGTGAGCTTCTGTTGCTCCGAAATTTCCGTCAGCATTGCCAGCATGGACGGCCCTTTCGCGGGAAACATGGCGGCATACATCTTGTCGTTCTTATCGACCAGCGCTCCCCCGCCGTTCCTTCGAAGCTGCGCCATGGTGACATCGCGGTTGGCCTCGGCGATGGTCAGTGCCCGCCGCACCGGCAGCACCAGCCACTTCAGCACCCCCAGGAATGCCACCACCGCCACAAGAAACTCCGTCAGACTGTCGATACCGGCCAAACTCATCATCGCTCCCGTTCTGACGGCTTCCGCACCGTCACTGTCATCGTTTCGAATCCATCCCCCGGGCAGGCGGTAACCACCTGCACAAGGGCGAACCCCTGCCCGCGAGCCGCCGCCAGCGCCTTCATGAAGGCCTCCCACGTCGGCAACAGCGGCGCCTCCGGTTTCGTGCTCACATCGACCACCCCGGAGGCGGGCAACCCGCCGGCAGCGTCACCGGCAGCCCAATCAACAGCCGCTTGATAATCACGAGGTCGCTCGAGTCCATCTCTCCATTGCAGTTCAGGTCCGTCGGCGAAACAGACGACGCGCACGGGTCGGCTAGCGGGCCCGGCGGCAGCCCGATGAGCGCGCGCTTCACGTTCAGCATGTCCGCCGCGTCGAGGTCTCCCGTGCAGTTCGTGTCGCCCCAGATCCCCACCGGGTCCGTCGCCGAAACCGTGGCCGGGAGCGCCATCGTCCCCGCGAGAATTGCCACCACCATCAGGATTCGCTTCATTGTTTTGCCCTCCTCAGAGCCCCTGGAAATACGCGTCGTCGAAGTCGAACGTCGTGTTCGTGAACGAAAGAAACCCGTGATTCGTTCGTGTGTTGTTGGCGCTGCTGGATGCATCGATCAGCAGCTTGCGGTTGGCCCACGCCCGGACGCGGTTGCCCTGTGCCATCACGCGCAGCTCCACCACGTCCGGCGGGGTGAACGCCACGCTCTGCACCGTCGTCGAACTCCCGGCGACCACCGTGATAAACGCCAGCGTGTTCGCGCTCGTGCTGAACTGGAGACGGTTGTAGTTGCTGCTGTTGAGCAGCCGGAACGAAAACCCCGCCAGCGCCGTCGCATCGCTGGAGATGTTCGAGATGGTCACTTCGCCGATGAAGTTGGCCGCGCCCAGGTCGAAGTGCTGGACTTCCAACGCCGCCGATAGCGGCCGGGCCTTGTTGTTCAGGATCTTCCAGCCGGTGCCAGCGCCGAGGTCTACCCACGTCTTCCCCGTCGGCGTGATTCCCAGCGAACTCGGATTGTCCGCCCGGTTGAAGTCGTCCCAGACGATGTGGTCGAGGTCCCGGAAGTTGTAGGACGGCCGTAGCAGGACGACTGTCTCCGGGACGCTCCCGATAACCGCGCGCTGCTGCATGCCGATGATCCGATAGGTCTCATCGACGTAGGCGCCGCGAGATGGCCCCACGCTCGTGTCCTGGTAGGCGATCAGCTGGTACAGCTCGGCGAGCTCCATCGCGTTAATCGTGCCGTCGTTCTTCCACGGGAAACTCAGCTCGATCATCTCTTCCGGGTAGCGGTGAATCCGGAGCATCTGCTGTCCGTAGTCGCGCGCCTTCGTGCTGTCCGAAACCCACGGCAACAGGAACGTTTTTCGCTGGCCGCCCTTCACACCCGGAATTGCAAGTTCCGCGGTGTAGGTCTGGCCGGTCTCCGCCACGCCGATCGTCGTGTTGTAGAACACGGTCATCGTCACGTGGTCAATCGAGTAGGTGTCCGCGAGCGCGCTGGAAATGTAGAGCGCAACCCCGAACCCGGCGTTGTTCACATCCTCCGGCGTGAGCGTCGTGCCCCAGGTGTCCGCGCTAGAGCCCAGCGCGATGTACGCCTCGGTCGTCCCGATGGTCGCCGTGCGCGTGGTCGTCTGGACTGCGCCCGCCTTGATCAGCTTTGCGCTGAGAGCCTGCGTGGTCTGTGTCCCATCCTTGCACTCGACTTCGAAGACAACGCCCTGGATGGTGGCCGCGTTCGGGATAGATGCGCCGAGGTCATCGACCGCGAGGTAGTGGCTGGTCTGCCCGGCAGTGAGCACGATGGTCGCGTAGCTGTTGTCGCTCGCCACCACGCGGTCCGGGTTCGTCCACGCGACCGTTCCCGCGCTGGCATCGTCGGCTCCCGTCGGCGAGTCCAGGGTTATCGCGCCCGGCACCGTCCCGGAGCCGTCCGAAATCGCCACCGCTCGGATGCGGAACGATGTCTGGTAGAGGTCGGAGCCGCTGGTGTTTGTGCGCGTGACGTAGTTCCCGCTGAACGTGACGGTCAGGTCCGCCGTCCGATCAGAGCCCGTGCCGTCGCTGCTCGCGGTTGCTGTGTAGTCGAGATATGGCGTTGAAGTCGGCGTGCCCGTCCACCCGCTCTTGCCGCCGATTCGGTTCGGCACGATGTACCACGGACCGATCGACTGGCCCGCCGGGATGAGCTGCGATCGAAATGGCCCACCGGTGTATTTGTCTTCGCCCAGCGGTGCCTCGTAGATGACCACGCCGCCGGCGCCGAGCTGAAACTGCCGTGTCGTGACGTCGACCTTGTCCGCCATCTTGTCGCGCACAATGGTGCGAACCCGGCTCGGGTAGACCTTCGGGCTGCTCGCGTTGTCATCGCCCCAGGTCGCGTCCACAGTGCCGTGCAGGAGGCTGTCCCGCGGCTTGAAGGTGGCGACACCCGCTTTCGTTTCGAACACCGCGCCGCCCATTTCGCTGGCCAACAGGTCGCGGAATACCGTCTGGGCCTTTTCCTTCTGCGCGAAGAACAGCGTGATGGCCTGGTCGCTGTCGCTCGTCACGTAGTCAGTCGTGACGGTCAGGCCGAGCGAGGCGAACGCCGCCGCGAACGCCCCATCGATGTCGTACGGGTCCGCGTCCACGTCGACCTCATCCTCGGCGATGGTCGCGAGCAGGCCGCTGCAACGCAGGTTGATCCAACTCGCGTCGTTCACGCCGGTCGGGTCGTAGTGCGGGCCGTCATACTCGTTAATGTAGCCAGCCCACATCGTCGTCGTGGCGCCATGGACGGACTGGATGCGGATCGGCACGCGTTCGCCCATCAGGCCATACGTGCCAGCGCTCGAGTAGTTCCGGTTGAACTCGCCGCTCACATTGCGCAGGCTCACGTTGAACGACGCGCTTCGAAAGCCGCCATCCTCCGAAGAGCCACCGTTGCTGATATCGAAACCGTTGCCCACGCCGTCGAGGTACCCGGTGTAATCGGAGTACGTCCCGTCGCGGTTCCAGTCGATGCCAAGTACGAATGTCGCAGCAGCCATCAGCCCACCATCGCCTTGTCATCGAGGCGAAGGGCCTCGCGGATCTTGGCCGCGTTGCGGATGAAGTCCTGCGTGTCCATCGCGCTCACGTAGACGTTGACGCTTTTCGGCTCGGATGAAACGTCCTGTGTGCGGCGGCCCACCGTGCGGTAGCTGCCGTCTCGCGAGTGAACCCGCGTGCCGCCGCCTGCCATCGCGTTCGGGTGCCAGGGGTTGTAGTCGTTCCGCGTCGCCGGGTTGTTCTCCGGGTCGATTCCGCGCATCGCCAGGTATGCCTTCCCCTCCGGCGTCTTGAGCCATTCGACTGGCACATCGCCGAACCACGGGTCGCTCGTCCACTCGGAGTCTTCGCCGTAGCCCTTCGCCGCCCAGTCCGCTTTGGTCGTGAACCATTCGAAGTTGTTCATCCGGTGCGGGTCATTCGACATGCTGTTCGGCGTCATCCCGGCGCCGCTCCAGAACGACTGCCACGCCGTCGGCTTCGCCACCGCCGCCTGCAGTCCCTTCTGTCCGAACTTCGCCTGGTCGTTCTGCAGCCGGCTAATCCATGCCACGGCGTCCTGCTGGTATTGCGAATTGAGGAACTTGCCATCCGGGCCGGTTGCCAGTTCGCCGGTCACCACGTCCCGCCACGCACCGTTGCTGTCCTGATAGACCGTCAGTCCGTAGTTCGCTTCGACCGGGTTGAGCGTCACGTAGCCCGTCTCCGGAGACCATCCGACGTTCGAATCCGGCGCAATCTCCTGCGGCCCGATCGGCACGTAGTCGTTGATGTTTGGGTCCCACGCAATTTTCCCGCCCGGCATCGGCACCAGCGGGTAGAGTTGGCTCTTCCCCGGGCCGCTCTGTCCGAGGAACGCGCCATAACCCACCCACGGCTCACTCGGCTCCTCGCCCGTCCCATCCCAGTACACCTTCCCGCCCGCCGTCCGTGTCGTGTCGCCCGGCTGCATCGTTCCGCCCGGGCCCGGCGTGCTCGGGTGGTTCGGCGGACCGGGTGGCGGTGGCGTCGTCTCCCGTGGCGGTGGTGGGGGCGGCGGCGGATGCACAACGTCGATTGGCGGGGGAGCGTTCGGATCTGCCCCGCCGTAGACGATCGGCTTTTCCGGGTCCGGCTCCGCGTCCGGGTCGATCTCGACCCACTTCCACGCGCCGTTGGTCCCAAGTACCCATCCCATCGGGTTGCCATTCTCAGCAGTCGTGGTGCGTCCGTGCCGGTCGAATGGCGTGATGTTCCCGAGCAGGATGCCGTATTCGTCGGTCGCGCCCGCCGCCGCGTCGATGCCCGCTTCGACCATTTGCGCGCTCGCGTCCTGAACGAAGGGCTCACTCGCACGAAGCCCGTCGACATACCCATCGCCCGCGTATCGGCCCAGCTTCTCGTATTCCTTCGAAGGCGACCGAGAATCCTGCGCTGCGTTGGCCGCCCCAATCGCTCCAGCAACCATGTCCCACGCGGCTTGTGCTACGGCCGCAGCCTTTGAGTAGATACCGGCCGACATCCCATCTGCCGCCGATTGCCCGAGTGACATGCCGGAGCTGTAGACCTCGCCGTCCATTGCTTCGAGCCCCGTCACGGCCGCGAAGCCCAGTTGCCCACCTGCCTCTTCCGCAAGCGGTTGCCCCGCCGCAAGCCCATCGTTGAGCGCCTGGACCGCGCTGTTTGAGGCTTCCCCGAACCCTTCGGTCAGGATCGTGTCAGCCTCGCTGCCCATCCCACGAAGGTGGTCGAGAATCGCAGCCTTCTGCGCCGGGTCCGTGATGCTATCGACGACCGTCTTCATGACTTCGGGGGATGTCTCGCCGATGGTCAGAAGCGCACCGATGAAGCCCGGAATGTCGGCAGTCGCCAGTTCCCCGAACGCCTGTCCAACCTGCCCGGCGATTTCGATCTGCGCGTCGGCCGAGAGGTTCGCACCCTGGATGGCATCGTCAATGTTGAGGACTGCCCCCGACAGAATCCCTGCCGAGCCTGCCAGCGATTCCATCGCGCCCATGACATCGCGGTACGCCTGCTCGTTCTCTCCCAGCGCCGCGTTCTGGTCCTCGTAACCGGCGATCGCGTCCTTCATCTGGTCAACGGTCAGGCCCAGCCGGTCGCTGTACTCCCCGCCTGCCCGCGTCACGTCCGCAAGTTCTTCCTTGAGGATGGCCAGATTGATGTTGTTGATGGCCATTTGCGGGTCGAGCGAGCCGAACCGCCCCGCGAGAATGTCCAGTTGCCCGCCAAGTTCCTCGGCGAGTGTCTTGCCTTCACCCAGCCCGGCAACGAAATCCTGCAATGCAGACGTGGCGGGAGGCGCGGCTTCTGCCACTGCGTCCAGCGCCCGCCCTTGCTCCTTAAGCGCATTGATACCTTCAAGGTCCGCCGCCGCCGATTCCTGCACAAGCGCCATCTCGGCGGTAAGAATCCCCTGATAGTTAACGTGTTTGTCGAACAGCTCCTGGAGCTCAGTCGCCTTCCCGAGATAGCCAAGCGAATCGTGGACCTCTTTGTACTGCTCCGCCGTGGCGCCGCCCGACTTCATCGCCTCGGCAAGCTCCTGGATCTTCGCCTTGTTCTCGTCCCATCCCTTCGTGTTAGAGAACTTCCCAAAGTAATTGGTGGCGCTCATGCGCCCTTCTTCGACCTCGTGATTCCATGCTTGCAGCGCCGCCGTCGCCCCATCGATGGGCTTCCCGGTCGCTGCCGCTGCCGTCGCAACGTCCTCGATGTCCTTGACGAAACCCTTGGCCGCGTCCGCCGCGCCCGGGTCTCCGACGATCCATTCCATCAGGCTGTGCCCGCTGAGCTTCGTGACGAGCAAGTCGACCGCGACCGCAGCCGCACCGATACCGAGCGCGATCCCACTCATCGCCATGCCCGCGCTCGGGCCAGATGTCTTGATGGTCGATACCGTCTCCGCGACTTTCTTCACGCCCGCAGCCGCCAGCGGCGCAGCGGATGCAAGGCCCACCATCGTTAGCGCCAGTGTCTGCGTGCTCTCCGGCAGCCCAGCGAACCCATTCACCGCAGCCACGCCCGCATCCGCTATGTTCGTCAGCGCCGGGAGCGCCTTCTCCCCGAGCGAGATAGCCAGCGTTTCCGCGCTGCCCTTGAACGCCTCGAACGACCCCGCAAGGTTGCTCATCCGCTGCTCGGCGATGTCCGAAGCGTTCGTGTTCGCGAGGATGCCGTCTACTTTTTCGTAGGCTTCCCCCGCGCCATCCATCAGCGCGGCAGCCGTCCGGTAGGCGTCATTCCCGAAGATGGTCTTGAGTGCGGCCACCCGCTGGGCCTCCCCCAGCGAGCCCACCTTCGCCTCCAACTCAAGGGCGATCTCGTCCATCCCCTTGAGCTCTCCGGTCGCAGTCCGGAATTCCAACCCGAGATCGGAAATCGCCTGCTTCGCTTTATCACTCGTACCGTCCAGCCCCAGCAAGAACGTCTTAAACGACGTCCCCGCGTCAGAGCCGCTCGCAAAACTGGATGCAGTCAGTGCCACCACAGTGGTCAGTTCGTTGAAATCAACTCCCAGGTCTGCCGCAACGCCGCCCGCTTGTGCCATTGCCGCGACCATGTCGTCCGCCGAGAAGCGGCTTGCGTTAGCAACGCCTGAGAATCGGTTCACCACGTCGTTCACGTCGAGCTGGCTGTTCTTGTAAATGTCCATCGTCGTGGCCATCGCTCGGCCCGATGCAGCAAGGTCCATACCGGAGGCAGCAGCGAGGTCCACGGCTGCGCGCGCTTCCCCGCCGAGAATCTGCGCCACTGTTCGCCCGCCCTGTGCCAGTTCTTCCATCGCGCCTGCTGCCTGCGATGCGCTGAACGCAGTATCGGCGCCGATCTTCTTGGCCGCTCCGCTGAGCTGATCCATCTCCGAGGCCGTCGCGCCCGCAACCGCGCCCACCTGGTCCATGCTCCGCTCGAAGTCCGCAGCCGTCTTAATCGCCAGCCCGCCGAGCGCCGCAATGCCAAGCGTGGCTACCGCCGACGCCCGTACCATGTTCTTCTCGAGGTTCGCCGATGCCGCCGCCGCCTTCTTGTCGAAGGCGTCCATGTTGCCGCCAGCCGCGGCCGCGCTCTTCCCGAAGTTGTCGAGGTCCGCGCCAGCAGCCTTAAGCCCGCTGTTGTCGTTGGTCGTCTTGACCGCGAGGTTGATAGTGCCGCCAGCCATCAGGCGGCCTCTTCTTTCGCGAGCGCCATCAGCCCGAGCGCCGTAGGAGTGCCGCCGCCGAAGATGGTTTCGATGATGGCCAGCCGCACGTTGCGCCCGAAGTACTGGAGCCGCGTGTTCAGTTCGGTGCCGATGTCCCGCACCGGGAGAATCTGACCGGTGCGCTGGTTGTAGAACCGAATGCCCGTGTTCTGGAGTGTCTGCGTGGCCTCAGGAGAGCGCCCAGCGAGCGCGATGAAGAACTCCCGCAACGCTTCCTCTGGAGCGACCGCACCGGACACGCCGAGCGCCGTAGAGAAGTCCTCAACCGCGACGCCCCATGCGATCGCCAGCGTGCCAGCTTCCGCCAACACGCCAGCCGGGTCCGCGCCCTTGAGAATGCGTTCGATCTCGACGACGGCTGCCTGCTCGGGGGTCATACGAGCTCCAGCCCGTAGATCTGCGCTTCCGTCGGAGCGTTCGGCCAACGGAACACCACGTCGCGCTGGGTCATCCCCCCCTTTGTCCAATCGGTTTCGTAATCCAGCAGGATTGCCCGAAACTGCTTCTGCTCAGTCGGATACTTCGCCCCTCGCTTTTCAACCCATGCGGGCATCCGGCGAGGGCTCCACCATGTTGCTTGCTGGAACAACGCCCACGTCTCAGGGCGCTTAGCCTCGTGGTCGAAGGCACGCTGGTCGCCGTCTGGTAGTTCCATCAGCCGCACCACGTGCCCGTAATCGATGTCCAGCCCTTGCCAGCGAACAAGCAGCAGACCGGCATGGTCGTCCCCGCCGGATTCCCATATCCATGACTTCTCGTCAGTAGCTCCAGCTATCCAGCGCGCAACATCGCGGCGCGTACAGAGCATCACGCTCGGCCGTGTCGCAGTCCGCCAGTGCGTCTCGTCCCGTTTTACGATGTAGAACGCAGTCATTCGTCGCTCCCGTCGTCCGCGAACTGGTCCACGGCCTGCTCAAGCCGGGAGATGAGCCGGTAGTGGCGAATCAGGGAGGCAGGCGCGGCCATCACCGCCGTCGGCAGTTGGCCGTATCGCTGGGCAATTGCTTCGATCTCCATCGCCTGTCTCACCTCCCGCGGCATCGCCTGTTCGTGCGCCCCGGCAGCTAGCCAGGCGTCGACCCGTCGTCTAAAGGGGCCGAAACGTTCCAGAACGCCGCCGCCCACGCATCAATCGCGTAGCGCACCAGCGGCGGGGGAGCGAGCAGCACGCCCGCTTTCGTGGGGGGAATAGTCTTCTTGGACTTCGGGTCAACAAGGTTCCACTCGATCAGGACCTTGTCGCCGAACACTTCGTACTGCGTCTTCGCGTCCGCCAGCCCGCCCGCCGGAAACAGTGCCGCGCGTGTCGCCTCGTATTCGTCATAGGACATGTCGAGGCGACAGCGCACGATCGCCTTGGGGTAGCGGGTGCCGACGAACGAAAGGGTCAGGGTGTTAAAAGGGTCGTAGGTCTCCACTGCGTTACAACTCCGGCCCGGTAGAGCGCCCGGGCCATGCGCGCTAGAGGACTACGCCCAGGTCGGAACGACGGTGCTGTTGAGCACGGCGCCGATGCTGAACGTCAGTGCGCCGTCCGCGCCAAGCGCGAGCGGGAAGTCCGGGATGAGGTATTCCCCGGCCAACACCTTCGTCTGCACGGTGTAGGTGTGCGTGCGGGTGACGGCCGTGCTGGATGCGGTCGAGAGCACCACGAACGAGCCGGTGTCGGCGGTGTCGTTGAAGACGCCCGAGTAGTCCATCTTTCCGTCGGTGCGGAGAAGAAGGCGCTCAGCCGCCGAGACGTTGATGCCGGTCACGTCCTGCATTCCGCGGGGGGTCGAGACCGAGATCGAGAGGATGTCGTTGCTGATCGTGCGTGCGGTAGGACCGCCGCTGTCGTCCACGGCCAATGTCGCGCCCAAACCACTCAACTTTGCCAATTTGATACTCCGTATCTGCTAAACGTGTGCCCTACAGGCCCCGCTTGCGGATGGTGATGAGGGAATCGACGCCCTCATCGAGTCGGTAGAAGAACTCGTCGAACGTGACGACCTTGTGGCCGGTGGACGTCGCGAACCGGAACGTCCCGTCGCAGAACCGGCACGGCGCGACGTGTGCGAACGCCATGCCGGTGTCCGACTGCCATCGGTAGCCGTTCCCCGGACATGGGCAGTTCGGATCGGGGCATCGGGCGAAATCGCCGCACTCCACTCCCTGCGGGTGCTTGAACGGCGCGCCTTCGGACTCGCCTTCGTGGCCGAACAGATACCAGGAACACCCCAACTGCTCGCACGTGATGAGCGCGCGCGGGACAGCCGTGCCCATCGCCTGGTAACCGTCGCTCGGACGGATCAGCCGCTTCTCCGGAGCCGGGACAAAGCGCCCCTTCTCCATCACGTCGGCATCAATGTGGTAGTGCGGCGGCAGCCCGGCCGTGTTGAACGGCAGCAGCCGGACGCCCGGACCGAGGTTGATGATCTGCCCACGCGTCGGCATGTCTTTGCGCCGTTGCGGTGCCGCCGACATCGGCCGATTCCATGGGAGGATCAGGGCGGTCATATCGTCGCCACCGTGTGCTTGTTTATGAGGCAGACGAAGGACAAATTTGCGAACGTGCCAGTCGTAATGACGCGGATGTACTGGCGAACCGCCTGCGTCGCGCCCGTCTGGATCACCTCGTTGTCGAGCGCCGCGACCGTCCCGAACGTTCCGCCGGTCAGGTCCGCCCAGCTGGAATCATCGGCCGAGTCCTGGACCTTGATGGTTGGCGTTCCGGAACCGAGCGCCGTACAGACGAGGAAGATGCTGGCACCGAACGACGCGCTTGCCAGGGTGTCGATGCTCGCGCCATTCGTCGCCGTGCTCTCCGTCCGAAGGCCAGCGGTGAGCATCCTTCCAAAGTGGACGCCGTAGTTGTTTGCCATCAGCGAGACGTTCGCTGTCATCGCCCCGTCGGCTGCCTGGGCAAGCGGGTAGTCCGCTTGCTTGGCGACCAGTGCGCCGCCACGAGCGCCGACCGAAGCGGCTTGCGCCCACATCCCCACGACGTCGGCCGTCGGCAACGCCGAGAGGACCGGGTGGGATGCGCCAGCCGCGGTGTTGAAGAGGCTCGTGAAGTCGAGGCCCCCGTCGCGCTTGCCGCCGAGCCGCTCGAACGCTTCGCCGTTGATAGCGCTCACGTCGATGAGCCCAGCGCCTCCACCAATCTTCGAGAGCGCGTTCGTGTCGCCGGACAAATCGTAGCCGCCGACGAAAAACCTCGAGCCCAAACCCGTCTTCTTACTCATCGGTGGCCTCCTTCGGATTGAGGTCGAAGCGTTTCAGAACGTCCGCAAATTCCGGCGGAACTCGCATCTTCACGAGGGCGTACGCTTCGAACGGCTCGAGTTGGAGCGTGATGCTCGCGACGTGGTTCGGAGGTAGTCCGAGCGACTCGCAGACCGCGAGGGCCAGCTTCTGGGCATCACTCCCCGCCATCGGTGGCCTCCTTCGGCTTGCTGCCCGTCGGTGCTTCCTCAGCGGCCGGCGGTTCGAGCGCCATCCACTCTTTGATGGCCTTCTCCGGTGCGTCGCTGATGTCGTCCCCGGCTTCCCGGTTCACCTCACGATCGCCGTCCCGCCAGCTCACGCCGCGAGTCGCGATGTACTTCTTCTTGGTCATGGCGTAATCCCCTCCGCTTCCAGTTCCTGCAGGTACAGCGGCAGGTCGAGCGTGAAGACATCGATCGCCTCCACCCCTGTCCCGACCAGCACCGGCTCAATCCCGCGTTGTGCAAGCCCGAAGTCCAGCCTCGTAACCGCACCGTCCAGTTCGCTGTCCCCGTGGATGGCCTCCTGGATACCCCGCGTCGTGTCCCAGATTTCGAGTTCCACCGCCGTCCGCAACCGCACGTCATCGGTCGCCGGGATGCGCCAGAACGCACGGATGTGGATCTGCTGCGTCACCATCACGTTCCCGAGCGTCTTCGCCTTTTCCGTCTCGCCCTCGAACCAGTACGCGATCGCCCGGTCGCCGCCCAGTCGCTGCAACCCGCCCGGCTCGATCTGAAATCGGTGCGGCACCGCGACTCCCGCGAGTAGCTGGTGAATCCGGCCGATGGCCTTCGCCCGTGCCGCACGCGTGTTCATGAGTTGTTCCCGCCAGCCGCCGCGTGGCTCGCCTCGAACTGCTTTTCGTACGCCTCGACCAGCTTCTTGCCCGCGTACGGCTCGATAGACTTCGCGACCGATGGCCCTGCGATGACACCGAGGTACGGCCGTGCCGGCTGCCCGGGAGAGCGTGCAATCTTGTATCCGCTCTTCATGCTGTAGCCGCTGGGCGAACCGAAGGACGCAGGCGGACGGCTGTAACCCTTCCACCAGTTCTTGCGGCCGAACTCAACAGGGCGCGCCGCCTTATGAGCGATGCCGACCGAGACTCGCCGAGCGTGTGGCTGCCCGCGAAGCACCGGGCTGCCGACCTTGAACGACTGGTACGGTTTCACCGCGTCCATGCCGATCGCGAGGACATTGCCGATGTCCATCAGCGCGCCGTCGATAATCGGGACCGACTGCACGTTCATATCTTTGATCCCCTGTTGGGCGGCCTTGAGCCCGGTGATCCGAATGCTCGTGCTAAACGTGCCCTTCGCGCCGCGAGTCGAGACAGGAATGAACTTGTAGCCAGCCGGAGCCTGTGGCAGTGCCATTACGGGCTCCTCGGAAGTTCGTACGCGAGGATCAGGTCGCGCCAGCGTGGGAACGACGACGTCGCGAACCCGAGCGAGTCAGGCTCCTGCCCGCCGCGGAATTCGTTGTGCCAGAAGTACCGCACGCGCTCAGAGATGCGCTGCACCACGTCCGCCGGGTACTTCCGCCGGTAGATGACCGCCGCCGCGTCGTGCGCTGCCGCCGTCGTCCCGTTGATGCCCCGGGTTACCGTGACCGTGAGCGCGTCGCCCTTCGCCGTGACGTCCAACTGCTCGTCGTCGATGACTAGCGTCTCGCCGACATCGATATCGTGGCCAAGCGCCAGCGTCAGGCTCGCCACGCTGCTCGTGATACCGCCAGCCGCCACCACGGAGCCCGTGGCAGCCTTCTCGTAGCTGTAGCCGAATACCCCGGTGACCTTCACGCGACGCGCGTAGCACGGCCACCCGTAAATGCGCGTGCTGTTCGGGTTGATGTCGATCCGCTGGTAGGGCTGGTCCGAGATGCCGCCCTCGGGCCACAGCCGGTAGTCCGTATCCGCCACCAGCGTGAGTTCGAACGTGTCGTCACCGTCGTCGTCGATCAGCACGCTCGAAAGCGAGATGAACGGTGGCAGCCACAGTTCACGCCCGTTCCAGGAGTTCGGGTAGATGGTCGCGACTCGCGCATAGAGCGGGTTGTTGGTCCCGCGGTCGAACTCGCGACTCACCTGCTCCATGATTTCGAGCAGGCGCGGCTCGTCCCCGGATCCGGAGACCCGTTCGAGCCGATCGCCGGTCGTCCGGCGCACCTGCGAGAGTCGCGGGTAGATGTTCATCACACCCCCACAACAGCAGCGACGCTATAGGTGATTGAGTCGGTGTCGGCGTGCGTCATCGTCACCCGGAATGTTCGCGGCACCATGTCCGCAACAGCGACGTTCGCAACGGGGGTGATTCCTGGAGCTACTCGAAGGACCGTGATGCCGGTGGCGACGATCGCTGCACCAGTGAGGATGGTGTAATAGGTTCCACTGATCGGGTCTTTGCCTTCGATCGTCGGCACAACAGACGGCGTATCAGCGAGCGCGGAGACATTGATGACAACGCTGAGCATGCGCCCGTTGTAGTTCACCTGGTCTGCCGAGCTGGCTGTTGCGGTACGAGCAGCACTGGCGAGAGCAGTAGCCTCGAAGTTCCCACGCTGGCGATCCCAGGTCGTGCCATTGAAAACCTGGCCGCGCACCAGTGCGATGATTGAGCTGAACGCGTTCGACACACCATCTGCACTGGCGGTCCCGCCAACGTTTTCAGACATGGCCCCAGCGGAATGATGCAGTTCCACAGGAAGCAGTCCGCGATTGGTCAACTCAAGATCGCCGCGCTGGCCGTTCGTCAAGGTCGGCAGCGTCGTGTGGTGGACGCCGCCAACCTTCACCGGGTTCCCGGAGTCAGTGGCGCCAGACGCGACGTTCCCGCCGTTCGCGTCCCGAATCGTCCAGTTTGACCCGTCCGTGATGTACTCCACGTTCGTGTCGGTGGCGTAGAACGTCGACCCGGCTGCTGCCGTCGGCTTCGAATCCGCAGCGAGCCCCACATACCGGTTGCTCGATGAAACGAGAACAACAGCCATTGGATCGCCTCCTAGGTGCTGGCGGTTCCGACCAACCCGGCCGCTTCCGTGACGACGTTGGAGAAATAGTTCTCGACCATGCCGCAGCTCGACGGGTCAATGACGGCCGCTAGGCTGACGGCGTACCCGATGAACCCGTAGTTGTGCGCGATGATCCCGTTGCACGCGGCCACGAGGTCGATCACGCCAGCGATGTTCTCCGTCGCGATGTTGTGGATCTGGTTGCGGAGGATGCGCACATCCTTCGACGCGGTGCTGATGCCGTTGATCGCGCTCGTGGTGAAGTCGCCGCTGATGTAGTTGTCTTCGATGACCGCGCGATCGGCGCCGACCAGGCGGATGCACTCCGTGCTCGTGGTGGTCACGGCCGTCGCGTTGACGGTGGCGAGGTATTCGAACGAGCAGCCGCGAATGGTCATGTCGTCCGCGTTCGCGTCCGTGATGACCGTGATCAGGTTCGTCTCAGCCGCCGCGTTGTTGCCGAGAAATTCACAGTCTTCCAGCGTGAAGCCGGCCGCGTTCACATCGATCGGCGCAACGAGCGAGGCGATGTCCGTGACGAACCGAATGCCCTTGATCGTGCAGTTAGCCGCGTCGATATCGATGTCGGCGGTATCCACGGTCGTGAACGTCACGGTAGGGCGAAGCGTGCCCTGTCCGAGCCCGATGATGCGCACGCCGATCACATCCACGTCGATGCCGGCGGCCGCTGCCACACTCTCTGCGTGCCCCGGGAGGACGTAGATGGTGTCGCCCTTGCTGGCCGTGCAGAGGCCGATCGCGTAGTCGATGGTCGCGGCCGGGGCGTCGGGGTTCTGGCCGTAGCCGGCCGCGTCCGTGCCGGTGCCCGAGTGGACGAAATACACGTCGCCGGGGTGGTCCTGGAGTTCTGAGATGGTGAAGACGCCACCGGGCTGGTGGCGGGAGAAAAGCGCGGTTCGATTGCCCATTCCGGGTTACTCCTTGTGAGGGCGTGGTGGTCGGCCCGGGCGGGTAGCATCGCCCGGGCCGCCGAGGGGAATCGGTTCTAGCTGGCGTTGACGTAGACCTTTTCGCCGGCCGCCGCGGCGCCCTGGAGTTGCTTGGCCTTGTTGTGAGCGCCGTAACGCATCAGGAATCCGCCGACGTTGTCCACGCCGGTGTTGCCGCCTTCCGCGACGTAGAGGCGCACGTAGGTGAAGCCGCCTTCGACGTCGAAGTCCTCAGCCTTCGCTTCGAGCACGACGAAGTTTCCGGCCGCGTCGATCGGCGTGTCCGTGTCGTATCCGCCGGTCGACGAATCAGTCGTCAGGTCCTTCGCGCCGGTGCCAGCCGAGTCGGTAGCCTGCTCGAGGCGGCATTCGTCGAGGTCATCACTGGCGTTCCAGCTAGACCCGATCTGGACGTAGGCGTACACGCGTTCGTAGCCGGCCATTGAGACCCAGTCGGTGTTCGCGTTGGTCCCGCCGATGTCCTGCAGGAACGGGTTGCCGGGGGTCGTGTCGAGATTGATCAGCGGCGATACCACCGCATCACGGCTCATCTGATATCCGTTTGCAGCCATGTTGTTGCTCCTTCCTTCCGGGCCTAGCGCCCGGCCAGGGTGACGAACGGCGACTGCGTGGCCGAGCCCTTGTAGGGCGTGAGCGCGCTGTGCCATGCGGGGCGGCCGTTGATGCGGTAGATCCAACGGAAGGTCTGTTCGTCGTACAGGAAGCGCACGTGCATGCTCTGAGCGGCTTCGATGCCGCCCTTGCGAATGAGCAGGTACTCGTTCATGTCCACAAGCGAGATGTCGCCTTCGTCGCCGAGTGCAGATGCCTGCTCGATTTCGACCACCGGGCGGCCCTTGATGCGCATCACGCCAGCGTCGTTGTAGGTGACGACACGCGGTTCGAGGCCACCGGTACCGGCCGCGATGTAGAGACGATCGAGCTGCGGGTTGATCTCGCTGTTGATAAGCCAGACCGAGCGGGCCTTGCTCCGCGCCGGCATCCGCGACCACATGTTCGAAATGTTCTCGGAGATCACGGTGTCGGCTGCCTGGTTGACTTCCTTCGCCTGCTGCACGCGCACCGTGGTGGCGGTCACGTAGCCGAGGGGCTGGCCAACGCCGGTCCCACGCACGATCGCGTCATCGAGCTTGAACCCGAATTCCGACGTAAACGCGGTGGTGAAGATGGATTCGAGCGCGGTCGCGTCCTTGAGCAGGCGGCCGGTGCCATAGGCGATGCCCATGAGTTCCTGGAGGCGGATTTCCATCTCGCCGAGTTCCGGCTTCGTCGCCGTCACGGTGTCGGCTTCGCCCTTCCAGTAGACCTGGACGCCACCGAAGCGCGAGCCGTTGGCCCGGCTGGTTTCCTTGATGTAGGGGAGTTCCACGCCGTCACTGTCGGCGCCGATGTTGATGCTCCGGCACATGGGCGCCAGCACGGATTCAGTCATCGCGGCTTCGAGAAGCGCGGTAGACCAGTCCGTCCGAACCAGGAAGCCGCCGTCTTCCGGAACCCCGGTCGATGCGCCACTCGCAGCCGCGTAGAGGCGGGGGTCGACCTGTCCGCCGGTGAACGGCGCAGATGCAGCACCGGCAACCGACTGGAGGAAGTCGCCCATGCTGGCGAACGGCTTGTCCTCGCGGTTGTCGTGGACGCGGGTCACGCCGTTAGTCGTGCTCGAAATCGGGGTGCCATCGCCCTGGAACGACGCGACCGGGGTAGCCGTGCGCTCGAATTCCTGCGAGGCCTCGATGCGAGCAACGTCCGCGTTGGCCTGCGTAATCTGGGCCATCACCGCGTCGTACTCCGCGCGTTCGGTGTCTTCCCACGCCCGCGATTCCGCAATGGCGTTCAGCGCGTCGGCCTTGGCGATCGCATCGTCGCGGCGCTTCCGGGCGGCAATCAGTGCCTTCATGTGTGTCCCTCGTATCGCTTTGGGGCGTGGGACAGACACGGAAAAGGCGCATCGCCCAACGCCGTGTCGTTTAACACGGTGAGTTGGGAGATACGCCTTCTAGCAACGGCTAGGCGGATTACTCCATCGCCCTCAGGTTCGCCAGCGCATCAACGGATGGCGGCTCGCCCTCGCGGTTTTCGGACTACTGCGCCTGAGGCGGGTCGTCTTCGGCTCAATGATGTACGCGCGTTAGCAGATCCGTCAAGAGGCCCGCCGTGCTCCCCCGGCCATCTCCATCGCCTGTTCGTACAGCGTGCGTTCGTCCAATTCCTTGGCGGTCATGATCCACGCCGCGATTTCGTGCGCTTCCTGCTCCGAACGCGGCGCAACCCAGAACGTATCGAGTCCACGCTGCCCTCTTGCCCGCCAGTCTTCGCGGGCGTGCTCAACGAACCACCCGTCATACCAGTCGGCGTCCATCGGGACCACCTTGATAGTCGTGGCGAACCGTTCCCGCTGGTCCCCGTCCCATGGCTCGCTCATGACGTCCATCGGCCGTCTTCTCCGACCCACTCCCACCGGCGAACTGGCGGCTCTATCCCGGCCAGCTCTTTCGGCGTCGTCCACGGCACGGCCCAGCCTTGATCGATATCGCCCCACTGGACATAGACGCCCGCGTCGCGCCAGCGTTCGAGGATGGCGTGCGCTTCGGCAGTCGGCATGTCGTGGAAGTGGATGATGTCTCGGGGAGTCATGGCCATCGCACCAATGTCCGGCGGGGCCGGCGGCAAGCGGCGCCATAGCCCGATCTCCAGTTCCAGCCGGTTCCGCGTCCAGTAGCTTTCCCTGTAAAGGCTCGCGGTCATCGCCGCACCAGCTTTCGCCGCTGGGCCGCCGTGAGCGCCGCCCTCGGCTCGTGGAGAATGCCTCGCAATGTCTCGCCCGGAGCCAATGTTCCCATCAACGCCGCATCTATGGCTCGATGGGCTGCCCTACGCCGCGCGCGCAACGCCTCGCGGCTCAGATCTGGATACCTATCCTTCAAAATGAATCACATCGCTCATCGGTACAGCCACCCGCACGTCTGGCAGTCGGCAAGCACGCCGTCGTGCATTCCCGTGACCGGAATGCGTGTCTCCCAATTGAGAAGGGGAACGTGCCAGAACGCATTCGGGCGAAATATCCAACTGACCGCCCCCGAAGACGCCACCGTCGACCATGCTTCTGCGCTCATCGGTACAACCACCCACACGTGTGGCAGTCGGCTTCGATGCCACGATGAAGAACGGTCCCCGGCGCGATAGGCCCGTCCCCGTGCGGAAGGTGGAAGTCTGGCAAAGGATGGGACAGATACATCGCCCGCCCGGCTGAGCACATCGGCTGCGAAAGACGGCCAGCGAGATCCGGCCCCCATGACCTGAGCATATCAACGTGCGCCATCACGAGTACCGCGCCCGGGCCAGCGCCAGTTCTCGCGCTCGCCGCACGTGCTCCGGGTCGCGCTCGTCCGCTTCCTTGAGCGCCGCCGCGAGGTCCAGCGACGCCTCGGTTGCGTCGCGCGTGGACTGCGCAAGGTCCGGTTCGTCGAGGTCCACATCATGGGCTGGGCAATCCGGACCGCAGGCCAGATGGCTGAACGGCCCGGGCGTCTCAGCCCTCATCCCGCGCGCCGGCGCACCGCTCCCCGCGCCCAGCTTCGCCAGCACCTGCTCCATCGTCCGCACGCCGTCCGCCATCCCCGCCGCCACCGCATCCTTCGCCGTCAGCACGCGTCCCTGCCCGAAGTTGCCCTCAACATGCGCGCGGCTCACTCCCCGAAACCGAGCGAGGTCGCCCGCGAACATCGCGTAGAACTTGTCGCACTCGGCCTGCATGTGCGTCCGCGCCTCTTCGCTCAGCGGCTCAAACGGGTTGCCCTCGACCTTGTACTTCCCGGAATGGATGAACGTGGTTTTCACGCCCTCATTCTCAGCCATGACGGACACGTCCTGGTGCATCTGGAGCACGCCGACGCTGCCCACCTGTGCCGATGGGGAGACGTAGAACTCTCCCGCGGCTGACGCAATATGAAGCGCCGCGCTCGCCGCCAGATGGTTCGCCACCGCCACAACCGGCTTCGTGTCGCGCGATTCGAAAATCGCCTGGGCGAACTCCGCGATTCCGTAGACACTGCCGCCCGGTGAGTTCACGTCCAGCACGATCGCCTTCACCTCGGGGTCGTTCACCAGTGCGCGGAACGTCGATTGCAGCCGGTTGACGCCCACGACGCCGCTCGACTCCATCATCTCGTGCGCCCGGTTCTGGAGGACGCCGGTGATCGGCAGGACCGCCACCATGCCGGGAGCCCGCTGCACGCCGCGACTGGCCGCCGCCTCCGGCCCGATGCGCGCCTGGATTTCCTCCGGCGTGTACCGCTGCCCGCTCGCCCGGAACGCCAGCAGCGACTCGATCACCGCCAGCTTCTCCGGCAGTATCGCCCACGGCTGGGACCGCATCTCCGCAATCAAGAGTTCGTACATGCTGGTGGACTCCTCGTCTGGCTTGGCTTATATTCCTGAGTGTCAACCCGTCGGAATGCCGTTAGGTAGTTCGAACCGCAACCGGCCCTCGTGGCCGGTTTTGCGTTGTTATAGTCACCACGCTCTAAAAACCATGCGGTTCAACCATGCCGGTTCGACGGGCGGCATGGTCATTTTCACCGGCTCCCTGCAGAGCCATAGAGGGCGGCAAGCGTGTATCTCCATGTGGCTGATGAACTTGCCGCAGTCCATGCAGGGGACAACGCCGTGTTCAACCATCATCTCTCCCCTAAACTCATCTATCTGAGCCCGAAACTGCGGCGGCCACGTCTCGCCCGGGTGGAACGCTTCCCATTCGCAGATGTCACACATCAGTTGGCCTCCATGGTCATGGCTAGTATAACTCCACGCTCTCACCCGCCGCAGCCGCCTCGCGACAGCCTTTGGCAAATTGCAGTGCCGTGCCTCGTATCCCGAGACGAGCGAGATGCCCAGTGCCATCGGCTGGAAGGGCGGTGGCGATCGCTTCGAGGCGATCAGCTAACGGCTGAAGCATCCAGACCTCAAGGTCTCCTTCGCAGTCGGAATGATAGAAAAGGTAGTCCATCGGTTCGTCGGATGGGAAAGCCTTAAACGCACCAGATGGCATGTTCTGCCATCCGCCTGGGTTCTCCGGATATGTCACGCGCCAGAGCGCGTCCCTGAATCGATTGAAGGCACTGTAAGATCCTTGCCAACAGCCGTGAGTTACATCGAGCCCCATCGTGTCTCCTACGCGGCCAGCGCCGCCGCTGCCAGTTCGTTCGATGTCCATGACTCCAGCACGGCCACCCCGTTCGCGATCACGTCCCGCTCCCGAAGCGCGCAGTAGTTCCGCGCCGTATCCTCGTCCATCTCCAACACCTCCTGCAACCGCGTATGGTGCTGCCCGTAGAACTCGACCACCGCCGCAGCCCAGCCGGAAGCGTCACCGCTCGCGTGGACCTTCGCCGCCCGCTTGATCCCCTCGATCTCGCGCCGCAGTTCCCGCTCGGCGACCTTCTCCATGACCCGGATCGCCTTCGTGGGCGAACCTGAACCGCGTGGCGCCGTCTGCGGCCGTGGCCCCTGCGTGCCGTTCTCGCCCAGGTTGTTTGGCTCCAGCGGCTTGTCCAACCCCGGCAGCCAGTTCAGGTTCTCAATCGCGCGCGCCTCGTTCCGCGTCATCGTCCCGTTGAGCACCATCCGGTTCAGGTACGCGCCACGCGTCTCCGAGTCCGCCCGCAGCAGGCCATCGACGATGAACTCACAGAAGTACTCCGGGTCGTCCGCGAAGAACATGCCGTTGAGCCGCTGCTCCCACCGCACGAGGATCGGCATCATGCCGTGCGTCACGAAGTCGATAGCCTGGTGTTCGATGTTGCTGAACGTCGCGCGGAGCAGGTGCGCGATCATATGCGGCGGAACCCCGAAAATCCCACAGACCCGCTCGAGCGTCCACCCGCTCGTCTCGAGCCACTGCGCCTCTTCCGGGGTGAGCGAGAACTTTTGCAGCTCCATGCCCTCTTCGAGCACGGGCACCTGGCCGGAGTTCCCCGAACCCTGGAGCGACGCCCGCATGTCCGCCTTGAACCGCGCCGCGCCTTCGGGGGTCCAATCCGGCGCATCCTTCGGCCGCTTGATGACCACCGACGGGCGCATGGCGTTCCGGAAGAACGACGACGACGACTTGTCGATGCCCTGGGCGCGCCCGAAGAGTTCCTTCTGGACCGCGATCGGGCTCATGCCCAGAAACCGGTTCTTCGGCTGGCCCTTGAGATGCAGGATGTCCGACGACGGTATCGGATTGGGGTAGCCATCATCCTCGCGGTATGTGTAACGAATCGCCTCGCGCCCGGTAAGCTTGTCCCGCAACACGTCGACGGTCATCTGGTCCGTGTTCAGGGACCGCATGGACCGCGGAATACCGTTCGAATCCCACTGCGTCACATGGGTGTAAGCGTTCCCCCGGAAGTTGAGCGAGTTCTGTTCGAGCGAGCGCCAGTCCATCGACGTCTCGAACGGCGAGATGGCGTCGTGCAGCAGCTTGTACATCGGGTGGTCGGTCGCGCGTTCCTTGCCGTGGCCGTTCGGCAACCGCTTGTAGACCACCAGCGGCAGCACGCCCGTCGAGTTGTTCAGCACCCGGTCGCAGCCATAAACCGCCGGCACGGTGAGCGCAGAATCTACGCTGACTCGCTCGCCTGACTGTGCGACTTGCCCGCCGAACGGGCCATACCAGAAGTCATCGTGTGGCGCCCTGCCCTCGCCCGACGACGCCATGAACCGCTGGATTAAGCCAACCATCCGCGTATCCTCGCACTCAGCCCGAGCGGC